TTATATTGGTGGCATTTTGACGAAGTTTTCCGCTGTCATCGACTGCGTAGCCCGGATTAAGATTTCCTGCATCATCTCTAGCTGTAGCAGCATAATCCGGATCGGCAAATGGCGCTTGACCACTCTGTGCTTGTATGTATTGAACCTGATCAGGTATAGTCTTTTGAAATTCTAACGCGGCTTTAGCATCATCTATACTTACTTTCCATCTAAGAGCGGGGTTTCTGTCAGGATCGGCTGCCTTGGTCAAATAATCTTGACTATATCCTGCACCAGGTGGTATTTCCACTCCAGCACTCTTTAATATCTCTAAATTACTTGGTCCTGCAGGAGCGGCATTTGGACTTACATATGGTTCAAAACCAGGTTTGTAGGGACTTTCCTGGCCGGGAGTAACTCGTCTAGCCGTGTCAGTCGCTGGTTGAGCTGTAGTTGTTGCGCCGTCTGCGGCAGCAGGTTGAATAGTCTGCATTAAATCTGGTACATTATTTTGAAACTCTAATGCTGCTTTAGCATCGTCTGGACTTATTAAAAATTTACCAACTCTATTAGGATCGGCAGCTTTTTGTAAATAATCAGCACTTAATTCTGCGCCCTTAGGAACTTCTACACCGGCATTCTTTAATAGATCTATGTTACTGGGTCCTGTAGGAGCGGCATTTGGACTTACATAAGGTGCTGCGTTTGGATCTGGTGTAATACCAGTGCCACTACCAGGAGTAACTCGTTTAGTCGTGTCAACTGCTGGTTCTGCAGCTGGTTGTGCTGCTGGTTGTGTTGCTGGTTCTGCTGCTGCTGGTTGTGCTGCTGTAGTCGATGCAGATGGTGTAGCATCTGATTGAGCAACAGCACTTGGATCCATCTGAGGTGCATCTGTAGGAACTGCTTGATCTGGCGTGGCTGCTTGAGCATCACCGGGACCAAATAATTGTCCTGCACCATAAGCCATTGCACCGGCCTTGGCACCGCCATAAGCAGCACTACTAGCTCTTTGTCCTTGCAATAATTGATCAGCTGCTCTTAACAAGCCTAATGCTGCTGCACCTCCTACACCAGCTCCAGATATACCAGCCAGTGCAATCAATGTCGCATACACAGCGCCTTGCATTATAGGATGCTGTTTAGCAAAATTACGATATTTTTGAACCCATCCAGAAACTTGACCGTTAAATTGCGGGTCAGCAGAACCCATACCAATTTTGCTTAAGATATCGCTGACTTTTTGATCAAAGTTAGTAACAGGACCAGAGTTTTGAATTTTAGTTTTAAGATCATTCCACGCACGATTGACTGCGGTAAGAGCATCTTTACCTTTTCCTAATACAGTACGGTTAGCACCGCCTGCGGTAAGCTGCGTTTCAACTGCGCCAAATAATTGATTGATTTGGTCGGCTGTTAATTGTGCCTCAGTGATCTTTTTTCCGGCACTTTCCCATAAAAAAGCTGTGTGCCTTGAGGGATTATCAAGCCCCTCATAAAGTTTTCTTTTGGGAAACTGTGGATATTCAAAATCACCGAATCGCATGATTTACTTCTTTTGTTTTTTGTCGGCTAATGCTTTCTTCATTGGCTCTTTTTTATCGCCATCTTTATCAACATCTAAGAAGTCTGGCTTCTTGCCTTTAGCTTCCGCCACAACTTTAAAGGCTGCTAGTTCTTCATTGAGACGGCGCTCAATTTCAGCTAACTCTTGTGCCTCACGCATAGCCATAGGATTGTCGCCACCGGCAACTTTAGGATAACTGTTCTTAGGACGATTAAGATCGTTACCTTGTGCTAACTGTACTTCAACACCTTGAACTTCTGGTGCGGGAGTATTAACATAAGCGGCTTCTTCCATTTCAGCTTCGTGACCAGCATGGCCACCGATCCCACTTAATTTTAATAATTGTGCTAGTTGTTCTGCCGCTTCACCTTGTGCAGTTACACTCAAGCTCTTGCTGCCTGTGCGAGTATCAGTGCTGGCATTAATATTCATACCAGACTCTTGCTCGCTTTGACCACCGCCCATCATGGCTTGATCATAGCACTCTTCAAGATTTTTACTTTCGTCTTTTTTCTTGCTACGTTTCCAACTGGTGGCATAAAGCACTTCCATACCTTTCTTTTTGCCATACTGTTTGATAAATTTTTCTTTATTACTCTTGATCCAATCTTCTTGGCCTGGAGCAGCTTTTTCTTTTAATTCGCTTTCTTCAATCTTTTCTTTGTTGGCGTCATCAGCGTCCTTGTCATCGTCCTCAGACTCTTCTAAGTCATCTTCTTTTTCTTCATCTTTGTCATCGGATTCTTTAACTTGATATTTTTTACCATCAACTTCAAATTCTTTTTTACCGGCAGCTTTGGCTTTGGCTAGCTCACCAGAAAATTCATTGCCTTCTTCGGTTTGCTCTTCGTCAACTGCCTTTTTGCCTTCAGCAATAGCGTTTAATGCTTTAATCATATCACTGATGTCTTCGCTGGCTTTTTTCTTGGCTTTCTTTTCAGCAGCTTTGGTATCGGCATCTTTGCTGGTATCTTGGCCAGGAAGATCCTTTTTAGTATACTGCGTGCCTTTATCAGTTTTTTTGGCCATATGTCCAGTACTGGTTTCTTTTTCACCAGATGATTTAGAATCCTTTTTGTCTTTACCAAAATAGTATTCCATATCTTCTTTACTACCTTCATTGAGTTGTTGCCTGCCTCCTAGGGAGTCAATCTTTTGTAATAATTGTTTAAAATCCATTTTTATTTTCCTTTGGGACTGGGTATTTTGTTTTGATTTGAACCCACTGGGCTCTTGACACCTTGTGGCATGTTTACAGTTTTAGCGGTTTCAGGTTTTACAGCGAAATCATGTTTCATACTTTGTAATTCTTTTAACATGCTGTCTACTCGACTGTTACCTACTAGACCCTGTCCACTTTCTGTTTCTAGTTCAGGATTAGTTAACACACTACCATTCTTATCCTTTTTAGGAGCAGGCTGCGGTTCACGCAGTGCTTCTTCTTGTTTGGTACGCACCACCACAGTTTTTGCAGGAATATTTAATTTTTCAGCTATGATCTGTTTGATTTGATCTGTGATAGTTGGGTACTTTAGTGTAACTTCCATAATATTAACTTCACAAGGACCTTGCCCAGGAAAATCTGTGTGTTCCTGAATAGGTAATCTACGAGCTGAACTAAGACTTTCTACCACATACATAGCCAATGCACTTTCTAACTTTGCTTTAGCATCATTTATGTCACAATTGGCCATACGAATAACAAAATCGTATTTTGGTCTTGTTTCCATTAAAAATTCGGTGAATGGTTTCATATTAAAATCCTATAAGTGTATTTATAAATCACGCAGACTTTTTAGTGTCAAGGATTTGTTTAAGTAAACTATTACGATCTACCACTACCGCTCGCCCTTCTATAGCCGGAACATCTGTGCTATTTTTAGCTGCTGTTTGATCTAATCGCATCTTTTTCAATTGTAGGTCAATCATTTTTAACTTTTTATCAATCTTGGCTTGTTTAGCAGTGATAGCATGACCTAATAGTACACCGGCTGTTTGTAATATTTGTCCACTGAACCTGGCTTCAACATTCATACCAAGGTTCATTAAATCTTCAAATTTTTCTCTAGCTATATTAGATAAGTCATCTAATTCTTGATCAGCACTGTCTAATTCACGCACCTGTGGTAGTGCCTGGTCAATGCGGTCAATTAATTGTGTAGCATCTTCTAATTGCTGGCGCCCATTGTGAAACAATTCAGCAGCGTCAACAACTTCTGGTGTTAAATCAGTATCACTGACTTCTGGTAGGTTAAATAATTCTTCTAGTTTACGAGTCATGCTATATTTAGCGTCTGGTACTAGGGTTTTGATAGATATCTTTTTCTGTGACCACTCTAAACTGCATACCATAATTTCGACAAAATTCTCTGGCAGCAGCCCATTTGGCCATGTTCAATGCCACTGCTGCACGATCACGCACACTACGAGCATTTTCCATGGCTATTTCTTTAGTAGGTTTTACTTCTATTACTTCTGCGTGTTTGGCACCTGATCGATCAACATATACTATCATAAAGTCCGGGACATAGATAGTATTTTTACCTGTAAAGGGATTTCTATAAGGAACCATAAATGGCTCACTGGCCCATTGAATGATATTAGGATTATTATCGCAAAACATCATAAATGTACATTCCCAACTACTACGATAGAATGGTGTTTTACGACCTACATATTTTTCTTTGTTTTTAACTGTATAGATGCTTTGAGCATACTTAGTCATTATCGTAACCAAATCCTATACTGTTGTATATTATTGTACTCGGATATGTCATCTGACTCATAAAAATATATAAACCTACCATTGGAAATCCTGGTGTCATGCTGTAAAAAGCTGCCTGCAGTTAGCGTAACTATACCATTAAATTGGTCAGGCCATTCTGTGCTACTAGCTCTACCACGATATAGTCTTGCTAAATTTAACGGCCCAGGATTACCATTTCCTGCGCTAACGCCAAAACACGCTTGATTCGATCCGTTGCCCATAACATAACTATTCTCAAAAAAACTGACTACTTCATTATCTGTGGGCCTTGCACCGATCCAGGTCGGTGTCGGTGCATCTACACCGGCCCACCCATCTTGACCATTGACATTGTTTAATTTGAACTGATGCACTCTAACACCAGAAAATTTAACTGTAGGACCTAGGTCCCAGCGTATGCCTCTTATAACACTATTTGCTGGCACAGATATATTGTATGCACCGTTGTTGGCATAAACATAGTTCTTTAACTTATCTGTTATAGCGGTATTTCTATAGGCACTAACTAAACTATGGTCAAATCTCATCCACCCACCCACGGCACTTCCTGATTCAGATCCATTCATATCACAGTAGACCATCATTGGTATGTCGTTATATCCCCGGATCCAGTAATTTCCATTAACATCGGTACCAGTTATGTTCTTGATATGCAAAGCATTCGGTGCTGCTCTTTTAGCCGACGAGCCATCAAAATATCGACCGGAGTCCGGACTTATTCCTCGTTTAACATATTTGTTGATGTTAGGCGATTTATGTGTACCTAAATAACTACTGCCTACTCTATTGAGATTTAAAAACATAGTTATGTAAGCACTAACATCATCCTGTTCCATTGTTTTCATTTTGTCAATTATTGACAATGGGTCAATTCGTTGAGCCAGGCTTGTATAAATCACTGCGCTAGCCATAATTTCTGCACTAGCTCGATTATCGGTAATTTTTTCAAAATGAGCAATAATAGTATCATTGATCTGAGAACTCACAGTGAAACCAGGCTGTAAATAATTATTAAAAAATACTGTGGCGCTATCATCTAATCGAGACGGAATGCTTGTTTTACGTAAATTGTTAGGGTATGCCATATTATCCTAGCGATTGTAACTTTGCACTAGTTGAATCTAAATCAGATTTAGCTGTATTAATTTCTAATAATTTCTTAGCCACTGATTGCTGTGCTGCCGCATTAAGTTGTGTAGCATTAGTAATTTGCTGTTGTAAATTACTAACCACTGCATCTTTGGCACTGCTAGGCGGAGCACTTTGTGCAACTGTTAATCTGCTACCTAAATCTGCTAATATAACATTAGTATTATTGATTTGTTTTTGTCCCTGATCTAAATCTTGATAAAGATTTTCTAATTCTGTTCTTTTTATACCAATATTGTATTTTAAAGTATTTTGATTTCCCTCTCTATCTACCCGTCCCGAACTGCTATATGTTCTCAGTGACTGTTGATCATTGGCTATATAAAGATCTCGAGTAATCTTCTGCGGTCTAGTTACACCTGGGTCATCAGGAAATTGAGGATCGTAGTTACTAGGTGGGTCAATCAATCCTTGTTTAACTGGACGATACAACGGGTAAGTCTTTCTTTGTATGCCGTTTAAGGCAACTACTGTTCCTGCTAGTTCAGGTAAACTACTTTTTTGCTGTATCCCTGAATATTGTTTGCTAATTAAAGTTTCAGTGGCATTTAATGATGGTATGTTATACCCTGTACCATTATTGAATCTAAGTTGCTGGTTTACTACATTCTGAATATCTTCGGACGCAGTATTAGAATAATATCCAGTGAGCTCGCTGATTAAATTGTTTTGAAGATTCATTCCTCGAGCTGTGTTAACAGCCCTGGCAGTTTGATATATAGAACTTAAGTAATCTTGATCTTCTAAATCTTTGTAAATATCGGCTGCTGTTTCTATCAGCCCATTTGGACCGAATATATTTCTTGCACCGCTAGAATTTACTAGTGGACTAGTAGATGTATCGTAGTATAATGTAGCAAATCCAGATGGATTTCCTTGAGACACTGTTCCACTGCTATATAAGACATTTTCATAATCAATAACCATGTCATGAGACATAGTACCTTCTGGTCCTTGTTGATGTTGACTGTGCCTAAAAGATTTAATTATGGGGTTGATTAAAATATATTCACTGAATCGCTTTTGATGCAGACTATATAATCGTATACTTTTAAGAAATGGTTTAAAAGTATCTTGCCTTCTAGTGAAACCAAATTTCCCCGTATCCTGAGGTGCATACTTGTAATCGCCGTTATAGGTAGCTAACGTATGATCACTGTCTCTAAAATAATATCGATAGTAATCATACCAGAAATTCCTAACTATGTTAGCATTGTCGTCATGGAAGGTGATTGTAATAGAATCAAATTTGATCTTACTTTGAACTATGTTAGGTCTGTTGTAATTATTGTACGTTTTAGTTTCTACTGTATATTTAGGTAAGTCTGCTTGTTTAACCATTAATCCAAGTTCCGTTAATGCAATAACATCTGCTGTAGTAGCAGATGCCAAAGAAGAATCTATATCAACGAAAACATGAAATAAAAAACTATTTTTTGGGTTTAATCTAAAATTACTACCAACAAAGATTCTACTAGCATGAGCGTAGTCTGCTAAATTTTCATTACCAAAAATAGATCCTGCTGATCTACCGGCAAAGTCGGCTACTGTATCAAAAATATCTGCCATTGTTGGTCCTATTTATAATATTTATCATAGAAAAAGGGACCATTATGGTCCCTTTTATTAGATATAAAATACTATTATGATGTAATCTTAACGCCTGGGTCGCGATTTAAGAATACACCAACACCAACTGTACCATCTGTTTGTACAGCATTATCAAATCTTAATGACAACTGAATGGTCACTGGGTCATTATTAGCGTAGTTTAATTCTTGGTAATTAGCTTCCTTAATATAAACTCCATACAAAGTCCATGTCTCTAATACACCAACTTCATGCTGTCCGTTTCCGCCATCTAACATTTCACATTTTACCTGAAACTTATAATCGCCACCAGCCGCTGCGCTACTTTGTTCCATAAAGTCAAATTGACGCTGTAGTTGTTCTCCGATTAGTCGTGTAACATTGCCCTTGGCATCATCCCGAATGGTACAAGACACATCGCCCCAGGTATGCTTACCAGCTATTCTTACGACACTGTTATAAACATGCACGTCTGTATCTGCAAAACTAATACTAGGACGATTGAAACTTACAACTTGTTTAGTCAATTCAATAGTATCCGGGCTAGCACCCATACCAATAAAACTAACACGAAAACGATATTGTAACTTAGGCATCAATAGTCCTTGATACCCATTGGTTTGGTTAGTGTCTAGTGGTACTGTAAATTTATTTAGAGAGGCTAATGCCATTTCAATCTCCTAAGTCTCTTGTTAATATTTATCTTTTCATCATCCGTTTTTTTAACCACAATATGTCGGGTTTCCCCGACATTTGTTTAGGCTGTAGCTACTGTAGTGGTTCCCCCAGCAATAGTGCCAGGATTCTTTAAACGAATCGGAATGTAGATAAATTCAACTGCCCTGACAGGTTCTACTGCTACATCTACATACAACTCATTTCTAGCAATACGATCACTGGTGTTATTAGTTTCATCGCAAACTACAATATAGTCGTACACACCACGTTTAGCAACTAAATCATTTAGAATAGACTCAACTGCGGCTTTAACCTGGTCTCTAGTGATTTTATCATTTGGTTCAAACATAAATTGATTGCCAACTCCAACAAACACACTACGCAAGTAATTTACCAGTCTAGCTACATTAACCCTATCCATTGACGTGGTACTAGATGCTCGAGTCTTTTGTCCATATGCCACGATGCCTGTGGTAGGTAACAGTGTAATTGGATTCAAACGATTTTCGTATAGCGTATCACGCAAGTTGTTGTTTAGGCTGGTTCTTACAAATAAACCAGTTCTCGAATCAACGTAACCAATGGCATTGGCATTATCAACCAACCCGCGTCTTGTTCCGGCTGGTGCAAACCATTGAAAGCTAACTTGATCATTGTACATATAAGTACGCAACATCATATGGCTTGGAGGTACTGCAATTTCGTTGCCGTTCAAATCATTGGTTAAAGCACTTGGGTAATAGATAGCTAAATAAGGATTTGAATTAGTTAGCACATTATTGCTATAGTTAATAAAATCACCACTGTTAGGTTTCAATGAGAACGGTGTATCACCTATAATAAATCCTGTGTTAGCACGATCGTTGTTTAATGCAATAAGATTTGGAATCAACTCTGGATATCCAGGCGCTGCCAAAATATTGTAATTATAAACATCTTCACGCAAGAAAGTATTACTATCTACTACAGCTTTCATAGCTTCTACTACTTCATTGCGTTGAGCACGAGGACCCATATATGGTTGACCAAATTCGTCGTAAGCAATAGTGCTTATCCAAGTATTACGCATGGTGGGCAAGCTAACACCGGGATAAGCATCTGCATTAAAATAATTCAATACAAATTTCTTAAGAGTGAACCCACTACGACGTGTATTAAACAACAACGTTCCGCGCGGATATAGCCTAGGGTTTGGACAATCTAAATCAACATAATCTGATGCTAATAGGTCTTTGGTGCTAGGCATTGAACCTTTGATCGGATCTGCCGTACCAGCATTGTCCCAGCGAGCGTCTGCAAATAGAATACCGTTCTGACTTACACGATCTGATGTATCAATCTTTACCCACAGTCTGTTAATAGCATTGTAACGATATAACTTAGGATAGTTTACTAAATCACTTGTATCTAACCATAATTCGCCATCAGCCAATGCTGTAACTCCATCGCTTTGTACTTTTGGTTCTGAAGCAGTAACAAATACACCGTTAGGGTCTGTGTTACCTAGGTTGTAGCCACGAGCATCCGAACTAACGCCACGGTATCCTTTCCACGCTGGTGCTCCGGCGTTATTAAAATCATTGACCATGATGTCTACTGTTGTAGCATCATCGTAGTACCAGTAAGCTCCATCGGCCGGTGTTGCATAAGGCTCAGTTGCACTGTATGTATACGAAACATTAGTCCAATTGCTTAAAACCACTGCTTGTGATGATGTAGCGTTAACTAACCCAATAGTTACGCCAGTGGTTCCTGTGACCCCAGTACTAGGATTGATAAACCCTGCATCATTAATAGCCGATCCAGTACCAGGATTAAGTGCAATGATCCCACCTTTTCTATGTATTAGAGTAATTGCACCGGTAGATTCTACTAAAGCTGTTAAATTTGGTATACCGGCCGCAGTCACAGCAGACACAAACGAAGCGGCTGTGGTTCCACCTACAGTAATCAATGAGCTAGTAGCTAATACATCACTGTTAGGTTGGCTAGTTTGAATAGTAAAAGTATGTGTAGAATTGAATACTGGATTAGCCACGGAACCAGTGACACGAGTTTCTCCCCTTATTCTTTGAGTAAAGATCTTATAACCGGCATGACTCGGACTGTCAGGCCTTGGGTTGGCTCTAACAAAAATACGCCCCGGTGGAATATTCATACCACTACCGGCCGCATCTATGCCATTGATAGCTAATATACCATTGTTATAAATAGGTGCGCTGAGAGTGCTCCATTGCTTACTAAATGAATTGTATCTCTTGTAAACAAGATTTGCCCCTCCACCTTCTACGCCGGTCTTTAACCAAACACTACCATTGGGACGTCGAGTCGAAGTGCTTTGTCTCCAACTTGGTGCTGTAGTAAAGTTTCCAGAGTGCACAATAGCTCTACGGAAAGTCACGGCACTAGATGCCCAATAACTTGGTGAGGCTAAAGTCCAAGTCCAAGTAATACCTAGTGATGTTTCTGTGATAGTTTGACCAGCTAATGAGACATTAGCCGGAGCAGCAGGAGGTGCAGGGAAAATCCCGATCTTGCTTAAGACATTCTGTGGCCCATCCTGTAATAAAATTTCACCCGCGCTGCTATCAACCTTGAATTCAATATAGTTGTTTACTGCACTAACAGTTACACCAGCTACATTAGCCAATACCATTGCATTGCCGAATTCAGTGGCAAATGCCGAGTAACTACTCAAGGTAGCTGTTGACGTTACAACATTTCCGTTTACACTAAACGAATCACCATTGGCCACTGGGGTTGAAGTGATTCCACTGGCTGTTTGTGTTTTTGTTCCAGTTACAGCAGGAATATCATCGGCCCAACTATTGGTTCCTAAAGCTGCCCAGGTATTATTGCTTAATTTTTTATAAAATAGTATATTGTCTAAACCTAAGACCACTGCATAATCACCAATGCTGCCTACACTTTGCACAGGAACTGGTGGATTAGCACCATTAACTAAAGTTGCACCATATGTGTCTTGTGTATCAATAACGATCGGTGTTTTTTCTGAGAACGGCATTCCAGGTACTGCTACAGCATTAGTAAATTCAAACAGTCCCCAATTGGTTAAACTAGTGTCTAACCAATTTGAATTATTAGCAATACTACCCACTGGTCTTACACTGCTGCCAATTAATGCTTTAAGATCAATGTCAGCACGAACTACCCATGCACGATTACCTAATCCCAACGCACTGTATGCTGCCATTAGACCATATTCGTTTAACTCATCGCCATGCAACGGCGTATCAGCAGCACTACGACGGAAAATCGGTACCCCAAATGTGGCCGCTAGCTCTCGCTGGCTACTAATACCATATACCTTCCCAGCATTGGCTTTAGTAGTTCCTGGAGCAATTACTCCATTGATGGTTTTGTTTTCATTAGTAGCAATAACCACCATTGGTATGGTTGCGATTGCTGATGGTAAATATTGACTTTCGTCAATTATTGTAATTTCTACTCCTGGTGATACTAGAGCCATGATTGCTTCCTTATGTTAGTAGGTGTCTAAACTACCGTTAAAGTTATTTATTTTATGGCCTCAAAAAACACTGGCTTAGACGGTCCTTTAACGGTCCTTTAAAATAAATACAATCATGCAAAGAAACTTATGTCCTAAGTGCCAAAAACATCCAGTGGCTATTAACTATTACAGGAATGAACAAGTACATTACAGGAGTTTATGTACTCCTTGTATACATAGGAATAAGAAGATTATAACTAAAGTGCCAAGTTGGATCAAATCTGGGTATAAAAAGTCGAATAAGTGTGATCGCTGTGGCTTTAAGTTCAAATTATCTGAGCAAAGTGAGGTACACTACGTAGACGGAAACTCAGATAATAGTAATTGGTTTAATCTTAAAACTATTTGTGCTAACTGTCGTTTAGAAGTTATTAAACACAAATGGCGGCCTTCTAGTCTTTCACCAGACTTTTGATTTGAGAGTAGAGTTCGTCTACTGTGCCATTGTTATCAACTACTTGGTCGAAGTGTGTTCCTAACCAGGCCCATTCACTGGGATGAACATCAGGATAACGTGACTGCATGTCACGTTGTTGATCTGATATAATCCATTGATCATCCGCTGCGGTATGTATAGTCTGTAAAGCACAAGCCAACCATTCAGGTGGAGCACCACGCTCTACTAAGATCATTTTGCCCTCAACACCACGTATAGCAGCAACTTCATTAGGAAAACGCACATCAGATATAACAATATTGTCTGTAGCATTACGTAGTTTATTTTCTAAACTGGCTACCCAAATATCATCGTGGAATCCATGGCGGCAAACTTCAGTACCCCAATGCTGTAGAATCCAACGTGGCGTAAGAAAGGGAAGATTAAGACGTTTGCTCCACCATGGATCTACTTGCTCACGCCAGGCACGACTAGCAGCAGTTCGCCCTTCCAGCATGATTCGGTCCCAACCAAACACACAGGCCACAGCATCTTTTAGAGTATTGGCGAAACTTTCTCTACGAAAGCCGTGATAGTTAACCAAGTAATCAGCTACAGTGTCCTTGCCTGAACCAATAAATCCTGATATGCCAATGATTTGTGTCATGCGCTAGTATAGCCTAGCAACAAGCTGAAGTCAATACCTAAACACCGTATTTGTTTTTAGACTTTGCCCGAATTGGACTTGATTTATTAGTATCGTCAGCTTCGCGACTTTTACTATCCGGTACTGGGTTATGAACGTTGGATTTAACAGATTTAAAAGCCTGATGCATCATTTTGTGTTCTAGATCTGTATAGGGCACCGCTACATTATTAGTAGAATACCATGTGCGCTCGTCAATATCTACCGGTCGATTACTACCATCAGCCATGGCTGCTGCCATGCCAACACGATAAAAATTCATAGTCCCATCCGCATGATAACCATCGCCATAAGCATGAGTTTTGTGCATAGCATTTTGTTTGTCTTTGGGTAGCTTTCCCTTTTTACCTTCGCTGACTACTTCTGATACTTTCATTATCCTATCACCCATGTTAAAGGCATACTGCCATCAGTATATGTTTTTAGATCTTCTTCTAGTTTTAGCATTTCTTCTTTTGATTCTGCGATTAATGCTGTACCATTCAATTGTGTACCACCCTGTGGCCCGGCCAATGATGCAAATTTACTACGTGCTTCCCCTAAAATCCCTTTAGCAAAAGCATAAGCATAATCCTGTAACCACGGATATATCATATGATCATTAAACAACATCACATCCGGCTTATAATTATAGGTGTGTAACAATACTACTTCAGCAGGCTCATCGGTAGTAGGGCTATGTATTTCGGTTTTTCTTAAATCAAAAAACGTAACCGCAGTTGCTCCTAGTGTATTCACCGATGTTATAGTAAATGTATTAGCACCAACATTAGCAGTCACTATGGTATAGTTCCCATTATAACCGGGAATCGTGCAATTCCTAATAACTATGCTATCTCCAACTTGGACCGACCAAGTGTCTTCGGTTACTATAGTAATAGTGCTGCCTACTGTTGTAGCGTTAGCAGTCAAACTGGCTAGACGAATGTATTTTCTTCCTGTTTCTGGAATTTTACGCACTAGAGTCAACTTGCGAGTAGCAGGATTGAAAGTAAAATTAATATGCCCACCGAACATTTTCATTGCTTGTTCTTGATATTGAACAAATAATTCATAATTAACTAAGCCACCTACCCTACCGGCTACCAACATGTAGGTATTCAAGTAGCCACTAGCAAAAGGCTCAAATTGGCTAGCAGTAGTTCCTGTTACCGATCCGATGCCACGACGGAACACTTGACGAACTTGTGTGATTTCTCTAGGCAAAATATACTCTTGTGTTTCTGGTAACAGCTCTAAAAAACAATAACTTTCCTCTGCGCTGTTGTTAGCTCGCTGGCGATACTTTATCAGTGCTTGCCTTATAGCTAGGTCATAATGTTCTTTGTCTAGTTCTACGTCAACTAGTCCGTCAGCCAGGCGTAATCGTATGTAATCAATGATCTGCGATCGTTTTTCTTCTAAGCTACTGTCTACTAGACTTTGTTCAAATTGAATAGGCCCTGGGCCTCCCAAACTTTGGGCTGCAATGGAACCTCTTGAATTCAGTCCTGGTTTTATTGTGGGCATACTATGGTCCTGTGATAATATATTTACCGCAGGACCATGATCTTTATGCCACTTTTAATAGAACAATGTCTTCGTTGATACGTCCATTTAAAGCAACTTCTACAGCTTTTATATCCTTAATAAAAGTCCGTAGTGCTACTTTGCCAGCCTTGGCGAACTCTTTGAGAGTTTCATCAGGTTTGCGTAGAGTCTTGGCCACACTTCTCGCTGTGTCGAAACCCACAATGCTAGTACCTTTTATAGATAATTGTCCTAACTGTTCAGCTAAGTACCGTCCTAACTTGCGTGTCTTAATATTATAGACCCAAAGTTCTTGAGCACCAATGATCTCAACTGGATTAATACTGACTATACGTAGTTTAGCATCCGATTTAGCATACTTCAAACGGCTTATTAGTTTTTCCTTACTGGGTGCTTTGCGAACTTTAGCTTTTTTAACTGCTCGTTTGACTCCACGATATTCTTCAATGCCAGCTAACAAGTCTGTAATAAATGCGCCAACGCGAGCAAAGTCTTTTTTACTGTAATGACGGTAAGCCTCTGTTAGTTGGCTATCTTTCTTGCCCATAGCTTCAGCTAACTCTAATGCTCTACGTTCAAACACTTGAGCAAATTTGTTAAGCTGACTTTGTGCTACAGTATTCTTAGTTAAAAAGTCGTAGATCTTAAATGCAACTTCTTGATTCTGTATTACTTGATCATAGACACCTTCGATTTCTCCGATTAGTTCGCTAGTGCGTTCTTGTAAACGGTCCTGGATAGTTACTCGCTTCTCTACTACTTGTGTAGGACTAGCAACGACCGGCTCTCCAGAGTCTCCTGCATTGTTAGCTAGAGCTAAACTGGATAGCACAGTCTGGTCCAAGTATTGGACATGCCTGTCCTTTAAAGGCATGCCTGCACGATATGCCATAACCAAACTGCAAGGAGTCATAGGTACATAACGATCGCTGATACGATCGAAACGAGTGATTAATTTGGGATCTAATTTACTGTGTCTACGCAACCAATCCACTAGATGTTTTTTTGTTTGTTTAACACTGTAATGATAGTTATAGTAATAAAAACTACGACGAAGATGATGATCAAATGTAGCGTCGTCAAAATCCAATGCTCGATCAGTATCCCACTTAGGCTCAGGTCCAGTGGCTTTTTCGTCAGCTTGGAATTGAGTCCGCACAGGTGCCTTCTTTTTAGGCACTTTGATTCCTGCAATTTTGGCCATTCTGATCTCCTAAATTGACAATAATGCTAGTGTAACATATTGATCAAGATTTGTCACTGAGTCCGAAAACTTGTTGTTTAAGTACAACAGTTGGTGATTCACTGTTGAATTTCGACTGTTTACTTGCTCTCGGGCGATTTCTCGCTTAAGATTTTCGCAATTACGATACATTTTTAATAGATCTTTACGCACTGCCCATGGGCCAATTTCGCGTATTCTCTGCGGTAAGTTGGTGTAAATTTCCAAAATTTCACTGTCCATATCTCTATTATATCCGAAATCCTTCAGGTTGTCAAATAGATCTATCCATAAATAATACATACTTATAAGGAACGGTTGTGCCCAGATTAAGTCTTTGGAAAGACGGTAACCGAAGCAAAGATTACCAATTTATTGATCGCAGAATATCCGAAATGTTCAC